CATACTCAAGCGACCCAAGTAATTACACATGGTATTTTGCACAACCGACATTTGGCACAAACATATTCCTTGCGTTTAGCAATAGAGGCGGTAGAAAATTTAGCTTTGCTACTGACTTTGCAGCTTATGCTGCGGGAACGGCAGCGTTTGTTCCAACTAGCGTTTCATTGTATGACCCAACAATTTGGTCGGCACTGCCAGATGGAGTTAACACGATTGATCTTGATGTTCGCACAGGGCAGCTTATTACTACGGGAACAACAACAACTGGCATTGGTGAAATTGCAATAACCAACAGTACGGATGGAAAAATTGTTGCGGAGTTGGCAACACTGTTGGATTTTGGCCCCGGCATTTCACAAAAAACTAGCGCGGTTGCACAACTGACTATTGATAAATATGGTCGTGTACTTGGCTTTGTCTCGCCTGATGATTTCAACTACACGTTGTATGAAGCCATTGCAACGGCAGGGCAAACTGTGTTTACGCCAACTGCAAGAAGCGCAAGCTACATCTTGGGGCAATGCCTTGTTTTCCGCAATGGGATGTTGTTAGATGAATCGGAATACACAGAAATTCTTACAACAATTACGCTTGGAACTTCTTGCGCGGCTGGAACAGTTGTGTCCATCATCAGTATGAGCGCAGTTGCCAGTGGAATTACTTTTGTCAACACTGGTTTGATTGTTCAAACGGTTGGTGCAAGTTCTATCGTTTACACCAGCACAGCACTGCCTAATCAAAAAATGTATGCTGGAGACATAATCACGTTTGCCAACACTGGAACACCAACGCAATACACAATATTAACGATTAATTACACCACACGCACAATCACGTTTACAACAACATTAAGCGGCGTATTGGCTGGCAATGCGGTGTATCAATATCGGGCCGCATCTTCAGCGTACAGACCATTTAGCCGTTGGACAGATAGTCTGACAAACCAATCTTTATTTACTCCAACAGAATGGTCTTATCGCACTGGATATGAAAAGTTGTTTTTTAATGGAACTGCTGTCAATGACCTTGACTATGACTTGACTACAACATTGAGCTTCTTGCAGAATGTAAGTGGGCTTGTAACAACCATACAATTTGCTGAAAATATCTTGACTACTCCAGCGGGAGCATCGCAAACAGGAACAACAAATACTTCTGTTGGAGTGACCAACTATTCTTTCAATTTTGATTTAAATGCTTTTGAGTTGTATATAAACGGAACTTTGGTTGACCAAGGAACTGATTACACAACTTCAACTGGTGTTTATGCTTTGTCTTACACTCCAACAACAAACAACACTATGCTTCAACAAACCACTTATCAACGAACAGGAGCAGCTTAAATGACAGCAGCACTCAACCTTGGCTTACTTGGCAACAACGTCAACACTAGCGGTCAGGTATCACTTACAACGGGAGTGTCAGGGACGTTGCCTGTGGCAAACGGCGGGATTGGAACGACAACGCTGACAGCCAACAACGTACTGCTTGGCAATGGAACCTCTGCGCCTCAAGTTGTTGCCCCCGGAACAAACGGTAACGTGCTTACTTCAAACGGGACAACGTGGACATCTGCGGCTGCACCGGCTCCATCAACAACTGCTGGAGCAGTCGGCACATACATGATGGCGCGATATAACGGCGCTTCCCCACTTGTTGGTTTTGGCACAACTGTTTCTGGTGCTGATTTAACACCATCAAATGCTTCAGGAAATAACGTAGGCTCCGTTCAAACAGGCACATGGCGCTGTATGGGTGTAACTTCAGTAGCCCCATCACAAAACCTTGTTTCTCTTTGGTTGCGTATATCTTGATGTCTTTTGCATCAATATGAGATAATCCCAAACAAGACAAGACAGCATTCGTACCCCGTGAGTACATGGGGAGCGTTACCACCTGAGTACAGGGAATTTTCATGCCAGTCTTTAGCCAAAACGTCATCACCCAAGTCTCGGGTTTTGACAATCCACTCATTACGGGTGAACTTGTTTACAACCAGCAGACTTACTGGAATCTTGCGCTTAAAACAACCGCAACACTTCCAAGCACTCCAATTGATTTGACAGGCGCAACAATCAGCGCACAAATTGTCAGGCGAACCGTTACCAATCTACAGGACACACGAACGGGATTGTCCTTTGATATTGGCAATTACACGCCAACCCCAACAACGGTAAACCTGACAATTTCCAATCGTATTGATGTTGCGGGAACATTTACGCTTGTGCTGGATGACAGCGCATGGTCTGTCATTGCTGGCGATCCGGGATTGCAAATTGATTTGGTTGACCCTGTTTGTTTCAGTGGTCGAATCAAAGTCAGTTTTCCCGCTTCTGGAGGAACTCCACAGGATGATTTGATTATTTTTCTGATGTTCCTTGTTCGATCTGATGGCATTATCAACATTAGTTAAGGAGTCATCATGGGGCCAATTAGCGTAGTCGTTCAAGACTCAAACAACCTTACCCTTGAGGTAACACCAACTCCATCAACAACAGTCATTCTTGACCGTGGCATCCCCGGTCCAGCGGGTGATGGTGATGTGGATGGGCCAGCATCGTCAACAGACAACGCTCTTGTCAGATTTGATGGTACTACAGGCAAGTTAATTCAAAATTCCGTTGGCATTTTGAGTGATGCTGGTGCTTTAACTGGATTGACAAGTGTAGACACAACAAACCTTGAGGTTACAAACGTCAAGGCGTTGGATGGTACTGCATCGTTTGCAATTGCCAACACTACTGGCGTTTTTTCTATTGATGACACCAAGTTTACATTGCAAGACAATGCAGATACCACCAAAAAGGCTTTGTTTGAACTTTCTGGTATTACTACTGCGACAACACGCACATACACACTGCCAAACGCAACTGGCACACTTGCAACGCTTGCAAACACATCACAGACATTTACTGGTTCAACATCATTTGTGCCAGCAACTAACTCTGGAACAATTACGATTGGTGGAATACCTCAAACCGGAACTATTACGGTTGACCGATCACAAGTAACGCACACATTGGATGTTGGAGTTGGACCCACATTAAGCGGAAGCACCAAAACAATAAATTTTGGGACTGCGGGTGTATCTGGTTCAATTACAAGCATAAATATTGGTTCCGCTGTGTCGGGGGCAATAACCACCACAGCAATTAGCGGAAACTTTACAGTTCAAGGTGTGACCGTTGGTCTTGGTGGTGGGGCGGTATCTACTAATACGGCTGTCGGTGCTAGTGCTTTGGCGGCTACTGCTACCGGGCTATATAACTTAGGCCTCGGATACCAAGCACTAACTGCGGTTACTTCTGGAGGGTTTAACGTAGCTGCTGGAGGGTTCGCATTAGCTACTAACCAAACTGGGGCAGGTAATACAGCGCTTGGGTATATTGCACTCGCCAATGCTACTGGAAACTCTAACACTGCAATAGGCTCTAATGCAGGGCAATCTATAACCTCTGGCGCGGCTAACGTCATCCTTGGTGGCTACACCGGTTCCGCTGCGCCCATCTCTGCAACTGGCAGCAACTGGATTGTTTTGAGTGATGGGGATGGTAACGTCCGTCAATCATTTGACCCGTCAGGTAATTCGCAAATGGGTTCTGGCGCAGCAGTTGTTTACTGCCCAACGCCATCAACGATAACTGCAACGGCAACATTAACAAACGCAGACATTCTGGCGCAAATAGTTAATACGACAGGTGCAACAGCTTATACAGTTACGCTGCCTCTTGGGACAACTTTAGAAACGCTTATCCCTTGGAGTTCTGTTGACCTTGGGTATGATTTTTATGTCATCAACTCAGTGCCAGCCAACATTACTATGGCGGCAAATACTGGCGTGACAATTGTGGGTAGAACGCTTGTTGCAACTAACATTTCTGGACAGTTCAGGATTCGCAGAACGGCGGCAAACACATTCATTGTTTACCGCATCAACTAAATTTGGAGAAGCAAATGGCGACAGTTGACGCAACAGATGCACGACTATCTACACACGAAGCAGTCTGCGCCCAACGATACGAGGGTATTCAAAAGAGTTTTGAGTCCGGTTCTAAACGCATGGCAAAGATCGAATATCTGCTTTATGCAGTAATTGCTGCTGTGCTGCTTGGGCCGGGTGTTGCTGCCGAGTTTGTCAAAAAGCTATTTGGGCTTTGACATGAAAGATTGGGCCGTTGCATTCATCGCGGCGGTCGGGGTTTGTGCCATCGTCATTTGGTGCGCCTACATTTTGGTTCCGTTTTTTAGGGCGGCTTATGCTGGTTGAATTGGCGGCGGCCAACGCAGCGTTTGCAGTCATCAAGGAGGCTGTCCAGAATTCAGGCGACCTAATGAACGCTGGCAAGGCGCTGTCACAACTCTTTGACAGTGAAGCCACCTTACGCAAACGATTGCTTGATAAATCTGGTGATACGGTCAACACCGATGCCGAAGAATTCTTTGCGTTGGAGCAGATCAAGAATCAAAAGGCTGAACTGGAACGAGCCATGACCTACTACGGTAGGCCGGGATTGATCGACGATTGGCGATTGTTCCAAGCTCAGGCTGCAAAGCAACGTAAAGAGGCGCAAGAAGAAGCAATCCGAGCCAAGCTGCGCCGAAGGGCAAAAATAATTGAAATGTTTTGGTGGGGTGTTTTGGCCTTCACACTTGCCATTTGCATCTACTTTGCTGCTGTAATTTATCAACTGTTTGCTGAAAGGAATTCGTAATGTTATCCCTCATCTCAACTCTTGGGGGTCTGTTGATCTCTGGCCTTCCAAAACTGCTGGAATACTTTCAAAACAAGGCCGATCAAAAACATGAACTGGCGCTGGCTCAAGTACAAACTGAACGTGAACTTCAACTGGCGGCTGCTGGCTTTGCTGCTCAGGCCCACATTGAGGAGATTCGCACCGAACAGGTAGCATTGCAGACCGAAGCGGATATGGTGCAAGGCGCTCAAGACCACGACAAGGCAGTTCTTGCCAAAGCCTCAACATGGGTTGCCAATTACATCGGCACAGTGCGTCCAACTGTGACGTACATCTTTGTGGCTGAACTTGCCGCTATCAACATTTTCCTGTGCTTTTACTTGTGGCAGAACCCCGGCTTGGTGACTAACATTGACGATGTTCTAAAGTATGCAGACATTATTTTTAGCCCTGATGAAATGGCTATGCTTGGTGGTATACTAGGCTTTTGGTTCGGGTCTAGGAATTGGAGCAAGAAATGACTATTGGTGTATATGCCGTTCGCAACAAGATCAATGGACGCGCCTACATAGGCAGTTCAAAACATGTTGAATTGCGGCTTAGACATCACAAATGCTATATCAATACGGGTTTGTTTTTGCACTATCAAGGTTACGCTGAGGACGCAAAGAAATACGGGGTTGATGCTTTTGAATTTAAGTTGTTGGCAGAAACTGCTACGGCCAAAGAAGCCAAAGACTTAGAGGTTGAAATTATTAAATTGTGGATGCCTGAGCTATACAACAAAGCGCCTAGCGCAAATGGGTCAACTGGCGTAAAAAGAGATCGTGCAAAGTATGTCAAAGGTGCAGCAAAACGATTGCAAGACCCTACATACACATCAAAATTAAGTGCGGCGTGTAAGGGCCATAAAAAGGCAACGATTCAGTGCCCACATTGCCAAAAGATAGGTGGCGCTGGCAATATGAGGCGATACCACTTTGACAACTGCAAGGCAAAGCCATGAAACTGTCCAAAGCTGGCGCTGACCTGATGCACCAGTATGAGGGTTGCAGAAACAAGCCCTACTTGTGCCCTGCTCATATCTGGACAATCGGTTACGGGCATGTTCTGTACCAAGAGCAGATTAAACTGCCTATGGTTCAACCAGAAGGCAGAACCGACATTCCCATGATTCGCAAGGAATACCCACTGAAACCGGAGGATGCCCGTGTCTGGACGAAACAGGAGATCGAAGAATTATTCGCAACTGACGTTGCAAGTTTTGAACGTGGTGTTCTACGACTTGTTCCCACTGTTGCTGGCAAGCAAGGCGCTTTTGACGCTTTGGTCAGTATTTCCTTTAACTTTGGGCTAGGCAACCTTCAGCGCAGCACCATCCGCATGAAGGCCAATAGAGGCGATTGGGAGGGTGCTGCTGATGCGTTTCGAGTTTGGACCAAGGGCGGCGGGAAAGTACTGCCGGGACTTGTAAAAAGGCGCGAAGCTGAACGCGCCTTGTTCCTCACTCTTTGACAAACACGCCATTGGGCATCAATGTGCCTTTGCGATCTTTGATTTCCGCATAGGCTGACTTCATGCAAGTCACCAAATCAATGTCTTGCAAAGCGCAAAAATTGACAAGGCAGACCATCACATCGCCAACGCCATCAACGATGCCTTCACGGTCCTCTTTGATGGTGGCATCTGCCAGTTCACCAAGTTCAGACACGGCTTTGAGCAATTGGGTTTCAGGGGTGCTGTTCGGAATGATTTTCCGAGCCTCGGACCACTGAATAATTTTCATTTCAACATCTGCGTAACTCATTATTTTCCTTGTAGGTGGGGCTTACTCGCTGCGTCTGGGTGACACGGTATCCGTATGCTTTGCACATCACGCACAGCATCCGCTTTCAGCCCCGTTAATCATTTGATTGTCAACCTATCCTTACGGACAATGGTGGCTCCAGCAACAGGTTCACCAGCAAGAATGGCATTCTTAATCTTGGTTTTGCTTGGCTCTGGAGGCTTGGGGTCGTTGCACAATTCTGGTGGGAACTCTGCGCCTTCCTCAATCAAAACGGATTCATCACGGTCAAGATACAACTTGACCACAAAAGACCCATCAGAAGCCTTTATTTCGTGGATTCCAGCCGTTTTCATGTTCTCGGCAAGGTAAGCCCTCAACTTTTCTGATTTTCGCTCGTAGGACGTTTGAAGGGCTTTGATGCGTTTGATGGCATTTTTGGCTTGTTCAGCATCCAATTCGCAGTTGAGGGCGTAGGCGGCAACAGCACTTGCTTTGTTTCCGAGCATGACCCGAAACTCGTCAAATGCTGGTAAAGCCTCACCAGTCTCTGGATCAAAAAGATCGTCAAGTTGTTCACGAAAATCGTGGGCAATTTGGTAGAGACTGGTCATAGTCAGAAGTCAGGAATGTCGTCAATATCAGGACCACCGGCTGGCGTTTGACCGGCACTATGCCCTGCTGCTTGGGCATATTCAGGGCTGCGCTTGATTGCGTCTTGCAACTTGTCGTGGAAAGACTCAAACACTGCCCAATCAGGGTTGTCCAAATCAAACATCAGGTTGGCGTGAACCGCTGCTGGCTTGGCATTTTTCAATGCTGTCGGCAGTGGAGTCAGGTTGGCTACATTGCTGTACGTCTTGCCGTTTGTCTCGCTGGTGGTCACATTGACCATGCAGTAAGCGCCAATCAATTTGCTGATGTCAAAACCCTTTGCTTCTTCATCAGTAAACTCACGACCTCTCCAAGACTGCAAGTCTTTACGCAGAGATGCTTTCTCGCTGAGAGACAGCGTGTACATTTTGCTGATCGTCATAGGCATTTCTTTGCCATCGTAGTCAACGGTCAGAGGTTTGCCTTCCTCGTCCTCGCCAAACAACTCCCATGCAACACGAATCTTGTGCTGCAATTTTTCTCCGTACTGACCCGAAGACAGTTGCGTCCCCATGTCAACCAAAGAATAGCAACGTCCAACATGAACGCCAGAAGGCACACGTTTGAAGTTACCACCACCACTGTCAGAAGCTACAAAGCCCATTTTCATTCTCCATTTAAAAAACAGCCGTTACAGGTCGGCTGAACACCTTACTTAAACCAAAGAAAAAAACCATGCAGTATGCCAATTGGGAACAGCAACGCTCCAGCAATCAGAAAGCCCCACAGACCGTCTGTGAAGCATGTAAATACGTGTGTTAGCCATGCAAAAAAACAGGCCAAGCCAATCAGAATGCCCATTATTATTTCCTTGAAATAGGAGTGGCTAACAACCATTTGTCACCCAAGAAACGAATGGACTTTACCCATTGACGAATGTTGTGACGTTGTGTGCTTTGTGGCACACCATCAACGCAAAACAGATTGCGAACTTTACTCAAGGCTTGTGTGTTCATTTTTAGCCTCTTTAGTTTTTTTCACGCTAATTTTGTCTGGTAGTTCATAGTATGAGCCTGACTTAATCAGATCAAACCCGTAACCTTCAACCAATTTGTTGACGTAATCAAGAATGATTTTCTCAACTTCTTGACGATTTAATGTAATTTCCATGTGAACTCCTGTCTTGTTAAAAAGTGTCCGTTTTTGCAATTCGTCCCTGTATGGAAGAAAGTTACCTTACTTCATTGGCGACAAGTTTCGATGGCATTGCAACTTTTTACCATGATGGACTTCATAGTTGTTAACGCGCCAACAATTTAAGTTTAATACAGCAAACCAACTTTTTTTACTAGGACAAACCCTTATAGACAAACAAGGCAACAATGATAGTCTTCATTGCATGAAAACACCAGACCAACACGAAATTGATGTTGCATGGCAGCTTTGCACAGACGCATTGCAAGCCATTCGGCAATATACTTTTAACCCCGAGGATTTTGACGCTGCGACTATTGCGGTCTTGTGCCAAGCCATCGAACTTACTGCAAAAAAGGAAATGATTTTATGCTTCAAGAAAAACGATACTATTTGAAACAACTGGAAAGTGGCCCATTGAGCCACAGAAAGATTATGAACAGGATGCTCGACAAGTTCGATGTGTCGGTGGCAACGGTCAGAAACGAACTGCTGGCTGAAGGTCTGATCGTCTTGCACAGCGTCAAGCGCATTGGCTCGACACAGAAGATGGATTCGACATACAAGTTGACCAACAAAAAAATGATTCCCAACAATCCGCAGCCTGTCGTTTTTGATGGGTGCTGGCCCGATGGGTCAAAGAAGTCAACAGAAAATGTCTTTAACTGGAACAACGGTCAGAGAAGCATTTTCAGCAAGAAGGATGTTGCCGACTCGTTGAACAAAGGCAAACCGGCAAATTACAACCCCAATCCAATCACCACTTTCTCTCGCGCTTAATTGGTGGTATGATTTTGTGAAACCCGGATAGGTCGGACTAATTACCCGACCGAAAAGCGTCCCCACCTCGCCTTCCGATGGTTTCTTTCAAGGTGGCTCATTGTTAATAAGGTGCGGCTCATGGCTAAGAAAAGCTATTCTGAAAAATTGTTAGACCCTCGTTGGCAACAAATGCGTTTGCGCGTTTATGAACGGGATAACTTTACTTGCAGATGTTGCGGAAGCTCAACAAAAACACTTCATGCTCATCACTCTCACTATCACCCTTATTCTGAGGGGCCGTGGGACTATGACATGGGAACAATTATTACTTTGTGTGCTGATTGCCATTCAGATCAACACACTGAAAGTGAAGCGTCAAAAGCAAATGTTCTTCTTGCTTTGGCAAAAATTGATTACTGGAACGTCTACGATCTTGATTGCTTGTGTGACATTCTTTCTGTTTTAACCAAAGAGGACTTGGAAAATATGTTTCTGGAGAAGGCCAATGGCACGAATCAGAACAGTTAAACCGGAATTGTTTCGGCATGAGGCACTTTTTGAAGCAGAACAGCAAAGCAAATTGCCTTTGCGTTTGGCTTACATTGGATTGTTTACGGCTTGCGACCGAGAAGGGCGGTTTAAGTGGAAGCCAAGAGCATTGAAGTTGGATGTTTTGCCATATGACCAGATTGACTTTTCACGCGTGCTTGACGCGTTGCTGACGCATGGTTTTATCGTCAAATATTCGTTAGATGGCGATGAATTTGGCTGCATACCTACTTGGTCGCAGCATCAGGTTATAAACAACAGAGAGTCAACATCCTTACTGCCTTCTCCTGAAGAATCAACAACTTGCACGCATGAAGCACGCGTGGATGACGCGTCATTCACGCCTCTTGTGCATACTCAAGTGGAAGGGAAGGGAAGGGAAGGGAAAAGGAAGGGAAAAGACTCGTTGGTAACGCGGCCTGATGTTATTGATGAGCAACTTTGGAATGATTGGCTTGTCATTAGAAAAAAGAAAGATGCGCCGTTAACGCAAACAGCATGGGATATGTTTATTTCACAAGTAAACAAGGCTGGATGGACAATTGACGATGCCATAAAAGAGTGTTGCCTCCGCACATGGGCCAGCTTTAAAGCTGAATGGGTAGCCCCAAAGACCTCCTTTGCCCAACAAGCTGCCGACATTGCCAGAACCACAGTCCCTGCCCAACACACTGGTCGTGACCCTGTGCTGCTCAAAATTGACGCTGATAGACAAAATGCTGCGCCTATGCCCGAGCATATCCGCAAGCAAATTAATCAAGTTCTGAGGAAAGCATGAAGCCAACACGCCAACAAATTATTCGTGAGTTGCTGTTGAAAAACCCTCACGGCTTAACCCGGCAAGAATTGTCAGACCAATTGAGCATTCACATATCCAACGTCAAGACTGCAATCAAGGGAATGCCTGACGTTTATGTTGACCGCTGGCAGATGGGTGGTCGTGGTCAATACCAAAAAGTGTATTGCGTGGTGTTTGTTCCTAAAGACTGTCCACATCCAAAAGACAGGGTTTACACCAATACAAGACCGGCAACTGTTTGGAGACAATTGCAAGCATGACACACACATACGCACTTAAACGGCTCTTAGAGCATGGCGAACTTTCAATCAGTGAGATGTTTGAAATCACTGGCTGGAAGAAAAAGCAAGTCAGCAGAACTGTTGAATATTTGCAAAAGCAAAAAATCATCCGCAGATACCCCAAAATGAAATGGGGTTTGGTTGCACTTAACCCGTACCCGTATGAGCAAGTTGGGTGATGGCGACAGATACATGATTGAACTTGGTGAAGCGCGAGTTCTGTTGTGTACTTATCAAGTGCTAAAGCAAAAAGTGTTGACCGAAAAGCGCATTAAATATTTGGAAAAAATATATGGTGTTGGTTCGGTGGCAAGAATCAAAATCTACATGACTC